TTCAATGGTATTACAACAAGGCTCGTAGTCAGGTTATTCAAAACGCAGAGCTTATGGCTAACCCAAAAGTCTTAATACCTAAGACGGCTGGTGTTCCAACTAATGCGTTTACAGATAGGCCGGGAGAAAAAATTTACTACAACGCGGCTGGCGGACGGCCTGAAATGCTTACGCCTTCTCCGCTGCCTGGATACGTTATGGACAATATGTCCAGAATACAATCAGAAATGGGAGATGTTGCAGGTATTCATTCAGTAACGCTTGGTAGGCGTGCAGTAAACGTTAGTTCTGGTGCAGCCATTGCAGAGCTTTCTGCAAAAGACCTTAGCCAGCTTGAAATTACTCAATCGTTTATTGAAGACGCTGCAAAAAACGTGGCTAAAACAGTATGCCTTCTTGCTAAAGCTCATTACTCAGAGGGCAAATACGTAAAGATGATGGATGATTACGGCTCTGTTATTCATCAAGAAATTAAAAACGAAGATATTGTTGAGAATCCTGAAATATTTATTCAAGCAGGATCACTTTTCCGAAAAGAAGCGAACGACAGAGATGCCAAAGTTCTTGAGCTTTTCAACCTTGGCTTGATTGATAAAGAGCAGGCCATGTACGAGCTTTCCTTTAGGACAAGCAACGCACAGGTTAGCGAGAAGGTGCAGGCGCTTGCACACGCACAAGAGATACTTGATGGCGTAAAGAAAGGCATGATGGTCGAGATATACTCGACAGATGACCTCGATGCATTTAGCAGGGTCTTTAAAGACTTCATGAGAAGCAACGAGTTCTACGGAATGCCAATAGAGCTTCAAGACTACGTAAGCGATGTGTACACATCTATCATTGCGTTTGGAAAAGGCCAGCAGGCATACCAGTCTGCAATGCAGCAACGCAAAGTGTTCCCAAGGGAAATATCACCAGGCGTTGGAGCACAACAGGCGGCAACTCAAACGTCTCTCCCAGAAAGCGCAATGGCAGAGCAGCAGGTTGGCGTTGAGGCTGCAAGGAACGCATCAGAGGCGCTTGCTGTTGAGGACTCAGTAAGCAGGCTTGCCGCTGGAACAGAAGCAACGATGTCTCCGTTTGGAGGGCAACTCTAATGAATGTCACAGAGGTAAAAGATTTATTTAGGGCGTATTGTGATGAGCCTGATGAGACATTCTTGTCGAATGCAAATGTTATTACGTATTTGCAGCGAGGGTATGACGAGTTTAGGAGAAGGGTAACTGCCTTAAATCCGTATTCGTTTGCTATTGATGTGGATATTACGATCAATGGAACATTTTACGATTTGGCAGATCCGGCAAATCCGGTTGTTATTTTGGGCGCAAACATTCCTGTTGGCCAAAAACGAATGATAGATCTTGTGTCTATAAGGTCTAAAAACGCCTCAGACCCCTACCTTGGGTGTCAGTATAAAGGCTCTGCAAGTGTCAAAGGCTTAATTGGTAGCTACCAAGCTTACACTCTGCAAGGAACTAAGCTTATCTTTTCAGAGGACGCAACCGGAGAGATTGTTCTTACGTACGTCCCAGAGTCTGATGTGGATTGGTCTGCTGGTACATTTATTGATGACATGACACAATTTCACGACATGATTGCCTTGTTTGCTGTGCAGCAATATCAAATACGAGATGCAGCAATTAACCAACCGCTTATGATACAGCTTCAGCAAAGAATTAAAGACCTGGATGGGTACATTGTAGATAGAAACGTAGACGCATCGCACTATGTCCAGCGCACAATGAATAGCTACGAGGACATCTAATGGCCGTTAAGTCACAAGAGGTAGAGCTTTTAGAGGGCGGAACAGACAACCGTCAGCCGTCCAACTCTAGTTTTTGCTTAAACATGCTGTGGCGACGTGGGGCATGGGAAGTGCGAGACGGTTTTGGGCAAATGGCTCAACGCACAACAACGTTTGGAATGCCGTTTCCAAGATCAAACGACACAGAATGGGGCATTGCAAACCACATGGGCTCAACCATAATGAAAACAAATTATGGTCACGAGCAAATAATTTCTGTTTTTAAAGTTAGGATAAACACGTCAAACGTAAAAATGAGCGGATCAAATCCTGTTGGGTTTAACAATTTGTATGAAACAGGCATTGTTGTTCATATAGACGACATTACAGATGGAACGCACTGGGAAGAAGCCCTATATCAACACACTGCTGTAAACGAACGACCTCAAGCAACTACCCAGCTTGTAGGCCAATCCAGAGGCCAGTTAATGGCTTACTGGCATGGCAATTACGAAACGGGAAAAGAAAAAAGCAGGCAAGCGTGGGTTAAGGGTGACTTAAAGTCGCCTTTGTTTTTTAACGAGTTCAGAGATTCTTTAATCTTTGGGAGCGAAGAAATTGGAACGTGGGTCTATTACCCTACCCATTATCGACACACTAAACGACCAACAAGTGTTCAGGTTGATACACATGCAAAGCTAGAGGCTATTGGTCAACGGAGCGAGTCAAGTCGCGTAAGCCAGTTAATTTTTACGCCAGGGATTGCAAAAGGGTATCCATATTTTACTAACTCAATTTTACCTGATTTTGTGGATGCAGTTTCTGTAGGGTCGACGGTTGTTTACGCTGGCGACAGGGAGTTGTATTTTTCAGATTCTGGGTTGGCGGCTTCTGTTATTGCAGAAAACTTTGTAGCGGTTCCTTGTGAGGGAAAAATACAAGCGCTGTCTGAGCTTCTTGGAAACGTGTATGTTTTTACAGAAAGCGAAACGTTGGTGTACAGGGTTCCTTCTGGCCCTGGAATAAAGTCTGGCGGTCAATTTACAAAAATATCAGACAATGTTGGGTGTGTTGGTCCGTCTGCAGCTATTAAGGCAGAAGGTCGTATCTTTTGGATTTCATCCAACGGCATTTACAGCACCACTGGAAACTTTGTAGTTGAAAAAACCGGCGCTCCTGTAGAGAGGTTTTTTACTGATTACATAACTAACCCTTTAACAAGCTATTATCCTAAAAGCGGAATGATGAACGCATCATTTACGCAGCCGCAAACAACTTTGCAGGCAGATCTGACAAATGCAAACATGTCGTACTGCAGCAGGCTGCAAGCTGTTATAGCAACATTTCCAGAAAACAATGCTTCGCTTGTTTTTACCAATGGCAAATGGGCGGTATGGACATATGAGTCTGTGGCTTTTTCTTCAGGCGGAGAGGCTCAACCTGGAGTGACGCAGCAAATTAGTAAGCCATGGACTGTTAGCACACCAGAGCGCGTTTTTATGGTTGGCACGCCAGACCAACAGCAAATTGTTGACCCACACGTACCCGTCGAAACAATACTTACAAACTCCTATTACCTAATGGAGTATGGTCGTGGCGGAGCGCTAGATCGAAGCGTAGACGATGAAGACTACAGGGAGCCTGTTGGCTATTACGAGTTTAACTCTACGGTTGCTGCTGCAGCTACCGCTAACACAACGTTGGTCTATGGGGAGCCAATAAGGCTAGATGCTGGGTTTAAATTTCCAGGAGCCCAAGCAACACTGACCAGCGCAGACGAAGTCTACCTGGTGCCTGTTAGCGCAATACTTCCCAACACGCTTGCCGCTACAGGGATTACAGACTGGCAGTCACACATAACGTTTAATGCGTTAGGCTTTGAGCCTATTACGATCGCTGCAGGCGGGACAGATATAGACTTTATGGTCTTTAATGAAAGACTGGCAAGCCAAAACGGGTATGCAAGAGGGGCGGGGGCTGCAGGGCACAGGGTGCAATTAAACGCTGCGGGCGGCTCAACAATTTACATTGAGTTTGATCAAACTCCTGCTGGATCCGCTGTTATTAATCAGACCCCTAATCGTTTAACGCCTTTGCTTTATTTGCCTTTTAAGAAAAAAGACACTTCTGTAAATTCTTATATTTCTATTAATCCTGTTGCTGGACAGCAATCGTTTACTGATGGCGCAACCACTGTGAATCCAATCGTTTTTACGTGGAGAAAATTTACCGTAGGAACAGCATCTCAAAGATACCAAAACTCAATAGTGTCTCCGGTTGATTATGCCTACAAAAGCAAGCACATAGGGATAAATGACGCGGACACGTTGATGTCTAGGGGTCTATACGCCCTTATGCTTTCAAGGGGGCCAGGATTGCCCGCTGACAGGGCTGTAACAAACTTTGATGCAGGTCTTTTAAATACACTTGTCTCTGCAGACAAAAAAGGTTGGATGAGTCAAATAATTGATTTGGCCGGCACTAATAAAGACGCAATACAAAGAATTTCTAACAAAACAAGCATACGAACACGAGTAAAGGCAGCGTCTGGAAATTTGGTCCAAAAAATGTTTGGCGACAATTTAAAGTATGGCGGAAGTGCAAACGCAACTGCAGGAAACTATTTAATAGATGACGAAGAAGTGTCAGTAATTGCCACTAGTGACTCTACAAAAGGAGGGTGCTTTTCATACATGGTGTTTGGGCACATCCAAATACGAAGTCAAAAAGTAAAGCTACAAAGCGTTAAAGCATCTTTTAGGAAGACTGCAGGTCGCAGAAGGTTTGGTCACTAATGCCTACATTGCCATTGCCATACAGTCCGCCACCTGTAGATAAGCAGGTTGATATCGTAGAAGATCGCGCTGCTGCTTTAGAAGCAGACATTACGCGACTATTAAACGATTTAAGTATTACATCTCCTGGGTCAGAAATAGATGAGCCAAAAAACGAAGACAACGTTTATTTTTTGTCGTCAGGCTCGTTTGGCGGAGCAAACATAACAAAACCTTATACGATGATTGGAGGCTTGCCAGACACGCAAGTAACAAGGCATGTTACTATAAAGTCTACTAGAGCAATTATTAGTGGCGTTACATTTAGAAACTCCGACTCATCAACGGGCAGGTTGATTTTTATACGAAGCTCCTCAGTTGTTTTGTTTAGAGACTGCGTGTTTAACATGACGCATCCAGATGGCGCTAAGGTTTGGATCCACATGGAAGACGGAGCTAAAGCAGTGTTTAATGGATGCATGTGGCGCGGCGGAGACGGAACAGGGGGCAATCTTGTAAACAACGCAGGGGCTGCCGGAAATGTACAGATTGTTGGTTGCATGTCAGGGCCGACT